CCGCATCATAAGCCGTATAGCCCGTTGTCGCCCTGTAAGGCGTGGGATTGGTGACATAGTTAATCGCACCTGAAGGCGTGATTATGTAAAAGTTCATATACTCAAGGTTTGCCATTAATTGCCTCCGTAGGCTTCTAACAGTTCAAAGGCTGTTCCGATGTCCGCTGCGCTTGCGCTGGTCTGCACGGTCAGGTTGTAATTGTAGGTATCACCGCCGCCGCCATTAGCGGCCTCAGCTAATATCCGCTTGGCGTCCGCACGGGATAACACAAAGCCGTTCTGTGACGGGACCAGCGTTTCACCCTTGTACCCGTACTCCTGCCACAGGTAGGGGCTGCCAGCAGATACAGGTCCACCCGCTGCGGTTCCATAAAGATTATCTACGGACTTACCGCCCGTTCCGCCGCCACTAAATACTCCCTGTGCCGCCGGGGATAGCCCGCCAAACTCCATCCAGGTAACCTCGATATTTGCGCTTCTATCGGTTATACGGTCAAGGTTATCGCCCAGGCCTGCCACGATTTCGTTGTAGGTTTCAACGCTGATCTTCTTTTCGTCCAGCATTTGCGCCCAAAAGTCAACAGATTCAGCGGCGTATACGGTACGGTTATCTATCAGTCCCATCGCCTCTGCCAGGGCAAGTACCGCCTCTTCTGATTCAAGGTTGGCTGCCGCCATTTCAAACAACAGCATTTGTGTGAAGTTTCGCATGGCATCTTCAGCAAGTGTGGCTTTGTCCGCAAGCTCCTGAACCGCATCCGCCGCTTCATAGTGCGGGTCGGTCATAAAGTTCATAAACTCGCGGTATTCGGGCGTGGTGGTCGTGCCGGTCACCTCGTCAATCGCCGCCTTAAGGTCTTCCATGATCTTGGCTTGCGCTTCGGTGGATAATGCCCCGGCCTGCATATAACCGTTGTATTCCTTTTGCGAAATAATACCAAGATCAACCGCGCGGGTTAGAATGTCCTGGGATTTAGCCGATTGTTCTAATCCGTCCGCCATCCAGTCTATTGCCGGGGCTAACGTTTCGGCAACTGACTTTTTGGTATTGTCGGCCATGTTTGTGAAGGCTACCTCCAGCCGCTGGAATGAGCCTGCCGTTGTGTCAGCAATACTGCCGACCTTTTCAATCTGCTCTTCGGCTTGCTGTAAGAAGGCTTCTGTGAAGGCGTCCTGCGCGCTCATGCCAGAGGCGGTGAGGTCGTCCACCTTTTCTGTGAAGCCGTCCACGCTGACACCCAGGCTGTCAAATCGCATGGTGGTTTGGTTGGATAGCGTCAACACCAGCTGGTTCATATCCATACCAAGTTGACCTGCCACATTTGACAGGCGAACAACCTCGTCGTGCGACTTTGCCAACCCCAACCCCATAAAATCAGCTGCGCTTGCCACCAGCTCGGCATCACTCATCAGTCCTCTGGTTGCCTCGCGCATGTCCCTCATCAACACATCGGCCGTTGATCCGATGGATTTCGCCAGGTTGTCAAAGCGCGTTTCGGCATACAGTAGGTCTGCACCTTCGCGGGCAGTGTCATAGACCTGCTTCATGGCTACCACCACACCAGCAATAGCCGCCGAAGCAATCGCGGCTTTGCCCATCAGGTTTCCTATGCCGCCGCTTAGTTTCTCGGTTGATTCTGTGGCGCCTTTACCTTCCTCTTCAACGCCCTTCAGGTCGCTTTTCAGCTTGCTGAGGTCATCGCCGGATTTGTTCAGGGCATCAATTATCAGTCTTAATCTTGCATCAGCCATGCTTTTCTCGCAGTCTTCTCACTTCCGATATAACGTCCCACGCCTGCTGGTTATCCTGCCGCCACTTTGCCATTTCGCCAGGTTTCGTGCCGCCGATTTCGTAAGCCCTAAAGGCGTTGTAAACGTTCAGCATTTGTCCGACTTTACGCATCAGTCCAGCGGGTTGATCTAACAGTCCGCCGCCGCATGGCAGGGCGCCAAAGCGGTCAATCTGCATGCCAAGTTCGAGTAAGGGCGGGATAGCCGTCAGCTTGCCCTGTGCGTAATCCGCCGCGGCTATCAGGATAAAGGGTCAATATTCATCGCCTCTGCGAGTCCGCCAGCCACATGATCAGCGCAGGTTTGGCGTTATCCACGTCCTCAACGGTCATCACGGGTTCGGTCAGTAAGCCCAGCTTGATAGCCAGGCGGACGCTGTCACCGCGAAACACGGATAGGACTTCTTTTTCCTTACCCTGCATCTCGCGGTGAAAGTCTTCCATCCGCTTTTGTGTCAGCTCTGTCAGCTTGCATTCGCCAAATACTTCGTGTGTAAACTCCATTCGTGTGCTCCTTAGACCAGGGCGTCGATAGCACTCTTGGTCTGAATTTTCAGCCAGTTAGCGAAGGTTGATTGATATACACCTTCCAGCACCAGATCGTAGGTCATCACACCGTTGCGATCCTGGAATAGTTGAGGCGCAGCCATTGAATGGCCAGAAAACTGGATCAACAGTTCACGCTCGGCAGCGGCAGCCCCACCGTTGTTATAGGTAATCTCTACCTGGCGTTCTAAAATGGCCGATGCGGTTGGCGCTAACATGGCGATCAAATAATCGTCAGTGGTGTTGTTCAATTCAAGCGACAAACGTAGTTGTCCTGCCCATTTCTGATCATTCCACGTGGATGGCGTACAGTCACCCAAATAGCCTCGGTATTGCCGGTTAGAATTGACAGTCAGTTCCCAGCTAAAGCCGCTGGATGCCACCGCCGTGCCGCCCATCGTGCCAGCCCAAGTATCAATTGCCAAGGACGCCATACAACCGGTCATTCTGGTTAAGCTGGTGCGATCCGATAGGGATTGTAAAGCACCCTCCTGCACCTGTCCGCCGATCAGCGATCCGCCCACCTGAACACCGCCGTTATTCGTACCCGACATAGTAAGTGTGGCTAGGCTGGCATCCTGCATTTGCCATACTTCGTTAGCCTGTCCCCATTGAAGCGTCATAAAAGACGGGGCTGCGACAGCAGTCAGGGGTGCGGCATAAGCCCGTACATACGGACCGCTGCCGCTTGGTGTGGCTGTACTGAACAAACTATCAAGCCAGTAATTCAAATCCTCGAAGGTTTCATCAGCAACCTCAAAGGTGGCGTTTGACATATAGAAGTCAAGCGCGGTCTGATGGGTGGGCGCAAGCGTGCCGCGCAGCTGACTGAGCGCCCTGGTCTGCAAGTCCGGCGTAAGCGCAAAGTTTGACACCGATTGCAGTTTGGCAGTTGCGGTTGCTACAGCTGTGCCGAATGAAACCTGAACCGCCCGTTGTAATACATTATGAGCGTTCTGCATTTTTCACCTCGTTCTTTTTATCTAATTGATACATACCCAGTTTAAGGGCTGCTTTTGTTAGTGGCTCCGGGTAGGACTTCCACTCCGCTTCGCTCATGTCACGGGCGGGTAATCCAATCAGGTAGCCTTTGTCCTTCTTGTAAATATATTTATCCACTTAGCACCTCTCTTATCTGTAATTGACATAGCACGCCAGCGTAGAATTTATTGCCTGCACGGGGCCATTCGTATTCGCCGGGGACCATGTACACGCTTTCAAGCGTCGTATTGGCAACCGGGCATTTAAAGGTACGCATGGCGTCAATGTACTTTCCGCAATAATCCACTAACTCAGGGGCAAATTGCCGCAAGCCCAGCCCCTGCTCGGAGGCCTGCCATAGCATCAGGTCGTTCAGCTGCCAGGTGATCGTCATACTCGTACCAATGGCGATAAACTGCCCCTCACGCCCCTCGCCCGGATTGTCACCAATAGGTAACAGTAACCGGCATGGCAGGTTTGCTGTTTCTACCTTTTCGAGCAAGGCGCTCAGGTTGTACACTTCTGGAGTTTTACCGCTTGTGGTGGTCACGGTCAGGGCTGCTAACGCGGTATAAATATCACTGATCACGCTCATGGAACCCGCCTTTTATATCGATCTAATATGCTTTTTACATCCTGCGGTAAGGCGGCTGGCATAATCGTCACACCGTCGCCCGTTACTAACGGCCTGTCAATGTCAGCGCTGTTGTCCTTTTGCCGGTACAGGAATGCCGCCAGTCGAATGCAGGCGTGCTTTATATCCGATGGCGCTGTGGCCGTATATCCCCATGTTCCGGCAATGCTGACCTCGCTGTCTGAATCGTCAAATTCCCAGGTGGTATCTTCGTCGAGGCGGATCTGCCACTTCGGGGTTTCATTTCTTGGCTCAAGCCTATAATTTGCTGAAGCAATCTCGGTAGCATCACCGTTGGTCAGTGTGGTCACAGTTAGCAGGTCATAACCCCACAGGTACAGATAGCGCCCCTCAATGCTGTCGGTACTAAAATACTTGGTTGCCGTGACCGCCTCGAAGTTGCGCCCGGTGTAAGCCTCTATGATCGCCTGCGCCCTTGTAATCAGATCGGACAGCAGTTGATCGTCGCTGGTTTGATCACTAATTCCAAGATAACGTTTGACCTCGTATAGTTCTGCGTAGGCCATTATTTCACCGCCTTCTTACTTCTGGTAGATGGTTTCCTGACCACCTTGACCGCTGGCTTTTCTGGTATCACACCAATAAATCCTGCTCGCACAAAATCATCCAGGTAAACGCCGGGCATCTCAGATTTCTCACCTTCCTCAAAGTGAACTGTGCGCCCTTCAATGTTCGCATTGAATGACCTGTACACTAATATCTTCACGCTGGGTGCGTTCATAATGTCACCTCCTTCCATCATCGACGGCCATAATACCGTACCGTCTGGTTTGATATGTCCGCATAGAACATCAAAGCGGCATACCTGCTTAAATCCATTCTTTTGACAGTCTGACGCAAAGGGCATGTCTGGCGCCGGATGTCCTGTATCAGCACGCCTGAAGTCAATCTTTTCCAGAACGTGACGGTGTATCAGGGTGCATCCAAATCCAGCACCTGAACACTCCAGCCATCCCTGCTTATAGCCCTTGTTCCGCAGCTGGGGAAACCAACTTACCGTCATATCGGCAAAGTCAGACTTGACCGCCCGCAGGCAGTTGAGGATCGGGGTCACGTGCCGAAACAAGTAAAGACCATAAACCACATCCGCTTTGGTAGGTAGCATCTTGATTAGGGCGTCTTCAGGGATAATCATGTCATGCTCGATAAACCATAGCGCGTCCCAGTCGCCCTCTAAGAATATTTGCCTTGCCAATCGGTACTGGTGCAGCGTGTTTTCGTGATCCAGCTTTGGCGTACCCACAACCTTATAAGGATTGTTATTGCTAATCTTCACATCCACTGTCACGCCTTCGGGAGCAATAATCGCCTTGATACTATCAAGCGTTTCCTGGTATACGGCCAGGTGTCCCTTGCCAACTTCGTAGGTCGGGCAGAATATCAATACTTTCATCGCTCGTATTTATGCCCCTCCAGGCCAAAGTTGATAAACGGGTTCAGGCTGTAAATATTGCAGCCGTAGACCTCTTTTAGACGCTCCCTTAATGCAACGGTCTGCGGTTCGATCTGTGTGATAAACTGCCGATAAAAGTCAGCACCCGCAATTGCTTCACCGTATCCAGGGAAGTTGATTTGCCCGTCAAGCGTGCCGCAGTCGTGACCGATAACGATAATGTTGGCCGCTCCCATATACGCCGCAATGTGAATGGCGCTTGTAATGGTCGAATAAGACACGACGATCTTGTCTGTACCAATGGCGTCAAGGTTGATGATTTGCAGGTTGTTCTCTAAATGATCGAACATATAATCGCCAATCTTATTGATCTCGTAGGTTGGCGTGCCGCACGAATGACGGCTAACGATCATCTTGAAACCCATTGACTTAGAAGCGGTTTGCGCGGCGTCCATCCATTTACCCTCTTTGCGGACGATATAATCCATATTGCTAAACCGCTTCCAAACCTGATTAACCCCAATCGCTATTTTATTGTCAAAAAAACTTTGTTCTATATAACCTGCGGACGCGCCTGAAGCCACGACATAGAGGTCGTGTCCCTCGTGAATGTTTTTAAGTTCACTGATTGGTTTCATAGCGCGTCCACCTTGTTAGTCAGTCCGCCAGCTTATGCCGTCGGGTGGGTTGCGTATTGCATTGCCTCAGCTTGTAAGACTTCGCAGCCGAAGCGGTAGGTGGCTAAAATACCAACTTGACCGTTTCCAGCGTAAAGCTCATTCAAGCGACGTACCCTCAGGCCCCGGTTTGTCACGAAGCCCATGAAATTGAGGTTACCAAACAGCAGGGTCTTAGCGCTTGCCGCAATAACAGCGGCATTGCTGTTCAAGACCACCGGGAAACCCTCAAGCGTTGGCCCGTCCACCGTACCCGAAAGGCGTGCAACGCCGTCGGTCAAGATGAACTGGTTACCGGTCAACCCCTTCAGGTAGAACCAGGTCGCCGGGTCCATCACCCATGCCGCACCGCTGTGGTAAGCCGTTCCAAGCTTGCCCATCAGTTCAGGGATTTCAGCAACGCCAATGGCGCTGGCACTGTCAAGCGTCAGTCCAGCTGTGCCGCCAACAAATGCACCCTGTGGCTGGGATGAACCCGAACCAATCAGGGCATAGTAGTTTTCGGTATCGGCCAACGCACGACCTAAAGCATTGGTCAGGAACGCCTCAAGGTTGCTGTTCTCGTCTTCCATCAGCTCTTCGGAGACTTTGATCAGCTTGTTGAATTTGTAAATCACGACGTCCTTTTGTGCAAAGGTCGGCTCGTTCTGCGCCTCGGTGATTGCGCCCTCTTCGGCAACGATGGTGAACTTGGTCATGCTTGAATCTTCAACGGGGAAGTTGAATTTATCACGGTCAGTAACCACTCGCAGCAAACCCAGCCGTGAGATGATTGAATCTTCATCACGCTTGGCGATGATCGAACCGTACTCGTCATCGGGGACCAGGTAACCGCCCTCTGTGGTCGTCCCTTCCTGTAACGCAGCCTTCGCTTTACGCAGGTCACTTGATTCGCCTGTGCGAATGTAGTGATACCAGGCTTTGCGATAGTCGGGTTGTCCCACGTGATCAATCACGGCGGGAGCCTTCACCGTTGGCTGGCCTTTTTCCGTGCCGGGCATAGCCGCTTTCAGTTCGTCAATAACGGAGCGAAGTGATTTCACCTCGTCCATAATTGGTTGAATATCAACCTTTTCAGGTTGTTCTGTGACCTCTGGGGTCAAGATTTCGTCAGTCATTTCTAATTCCTCCTCAGGAATAAT